GACATTTTACCTGAAATTTAGTATACTATTCTTTACAGTTTTACAGAGGTAAAAAATGCAAACTTTCTTAGACTATGCTGCTCAAAAATATTTTGAGGGCGATCCTATTCTTTCTGACGAAGAGTGGGATAGACTAGCAGATAAGTATCATTATGTAGAAGTAGGATTTCCTACAAACAAAGGAATACCTCATCTCTACAGAATGTATTCTCTTCAAAAATGCTTCAATCTCATGAAGCCTCCCTTTCCTTTAGATGAGGTGTGCCTGAGTCCAAAACTCGATGGTGCAGCTGTGTCTTTGCTGTATGAAAATGGAATTCTAAGACTCGCACTCACCAGAGGAGACGGAATCAAAGGACAAGACATCACGGATAAGATGCAGTTCTTAGTTCCTACAAGAGTTAATGTAACTTGGCCTCTGCAAATCACTGGAGAAGTAGTTGCTCCTTCAAGTATACCTAATGCTCGTAACTATGCAGCGGGTGCATTGAATCTCAAGTCTACGGAGGATTTTTCTTTCCGGGACTTGTATTTCTTTGCCTATGAAATGCAGCCATATAAATTGCCTACTTACGATGCTGCTATGGCTATGCTTGGCAGCCTGGGCTTCAGAACAGCTTATCTTGACGATTGCTCTAAGTTTCCAACTGACGGAACTGTGTATCGAATAAACTCCTACGAGAAGTTTGAAAGTATGGGATACACAGCTCATCACCCAAAAGGTGCTTTTGCGTTGAAAACTCAGAAGCAGGGAGAGATAACTACTCTGATTGACGTAGAGTGGCAAGTAGGTAAAAGCGGGGTCGTAAGCCCTGTAGCAATTCTAGATCCTGTAGATATTGAAGGAGCTACTGTTTCTCGTGCAACTCTACACAATATAAACTACATACGAAGTCTTGACCTGAAACTTGGATGTCAAGTTGAAGTAATAAGGTCTGGTGACATTATCCCAAGAATCGTTAGACGCGTTGACCTTTAAAAAAATAAATCTTGACTTTTTATGTAAAGTCCCCTATAATATATACTTAAATTCAGAGGAAGAAACTTAGTGCAAAATATAGTATTTCCAAGTGCTTGCCCATCTTGCGGCGTAGTGTTACAGTTGAGAAATGATATACTTTATTGCACTAACTCGTCTTGTGGTGAGCGCAGCCTGAAGCAGATAGAGAATTTTGCAAAAACTCTCAAGATCAAAGGTCTCGGCGCATCCACCATTAAAAAACTAGAGCTTCACAGTATTTGTGATATTTATTCTCTTTCTGAGGATGAAATTATCGAGGCTCTCTCGTCTGAAAAATTAGGTAAGAAGTTATTCGTAGAGATAGAGAACTCTAAGTCTTTGTCCTTGAACGACATTTTACCTGGCTTTAGCATACCTCTCATCGGAAGGACAGCTACAGAAAAATTATCAAAAACTCATAAAACTATATTTGATATAACTGATTTTTCTTGTAGGGAAGCCGGACTAGGAGAAAAAGCTACAGCCAACCTTATTAGCTGGATGGAAGAATGTTTAGATTATTTCTGCACAACACTTCCTTTTGATTGGACTTTCAAAACTTCTGTAATGCAAAAACTCAAAGGAATTGTGTGCATTACTGGTAAGTTATCTAGCTATAAAACCAAAGCCGAAGCTGCAAAGGAATTGGAAAGCCGAGGCTTTGCTGTAAAATCAACTTTAACAAAGGATGTTACTATCTTAGTCAATGAGAGTGGACAGGAGTCCGCTAAGACTAAGCAGGCCAGGGATAGAGGCTTAACAGTAATTGACAACTTATTAAATTTTTTGGAGAATTAGTATGGCAGTCCCTAAGTGGAATGACGAACGTACAGCAGCTCTTACTACTTTCGTAGGCGATGAGAGCCCTGTATCCCAAGCAACTGTTGCAGGCGCAGCAGAGAACTTGGAAACCTCAGCCCGTTCAGTTTCTAGCAAACTGCGTAAAATGGGCTATGAAGTAGAGCTTGCTTCTACATCTTCTAGCAAGGCTTTCACAGCCGAGCAGGAGTCTACTCTTGCTACTTTTGTCAATGACAACAGTGGTAACTACACCTATGCTGAGATTGCTCAGTATTTTGAAAATGGAACTTTCACAGCGAAGCAGATTCAGGGCAAGATTCTTTCTATGGAACTTACCTCTCATGTGAAGCCTGCTCCTGTTCGTGAGACTGTAAAAACTTACACTGACGAAGAAGAAGCTCAATTCATTCAGCTTGTTCAGAATGGTTCCTATGTAGAAGATATTGCAGAAGCAATGGGTCGATCTGTAAACTCTGTTCGAGGCAAGGCTCTCAGCCTTCTTCGTGCCGGTTCTATCGATGCTATTCCTGTACAAGCTACTACTAAAGGCAGCGCGAAAGCAGATCCTCTGGCAGAGATCGATGATACTTCTACCCTTACTGTAGAAGAAATCGCTACTGCTATTGGCAAAACTGTTCGTGGTGTTAAAACTATGCTTACTCGTCGTGGTCTGGTCGCATCAGATTATGACGGCGCTGCTCGCAAAGAGAAAGCTGCACAGTAAGTTAGTTCTTTGAAGCGGGGGATCTTCCCCCGCTTTTTATCGTTCGGGAGAAATGTGATTGAATCTAGCTAGTGCTTTTTTACAGCAGGTACTCAAGTGTCAGGACTCTGATACTTGGAGCCTTGTGCGTAAAAATTATCTGCCTAAAGAGTATCATACTCTTTTTGATGCGGTAACCAAGCACTCTGAGAAGTTTCATACGCTTCCCACTTTTGACGATCTTCATGCTGCTGTAAGAGACAGTAGTACACAAGAAAAGGTGTACGCTGTTCAGAATGGACAGGAAGTTGATTCTGATGCTTTTACACTATTACAGTATCTAAAGAATGAATACGCTCAAAAGGAGATTCTCACATCTCTCGACAAATATGTAGACTCATCAGTAGCATTTCTTGATGCCGAAGAGTCTATAAATGAGCTTCACCAGATTGTTTTGGATGTTGAAGAGAAAGTAGACATCCAAAGCCCTGAAGAGAGTATGCAAAGTATTCCTTTGTGGGAATCTGATGAAGATCTCGAGAGGTACGTTGCACTTGGTTTGAACGACGAGTACGATGGCGAGATTCGTTTCTCTCCCAGAGATTTGATTCTTGTCGGCGGTCGTCGTGGTGCAGGTAAGTCTATTACTTGTGCTAATATTGCAAACCGAGTCGTTGCCTCCGGAAAGTCTGCTATCTATTTCACTATCGAGATGGATAGCAGATCCATTCTGCAACGCTGTTGTTCAATCGCTACGGGGATACCATTCTCCAGGCTAAAGATGAAGAACTTAAATGTTGTTGAATGGCAAAAGGTTGCTTCATGGTGGGCTGATCGTTATGTAGACGGTCAGAACCGCTTGAAAGAATATGATGATCACAGGGACTTTGATAAGTTGCATCATACACTTAAAACTAGCCACGAGCTTCTCCCGACTCAACAGCTAGACGTTGTGTATGATGCGTCTTTGACCTTACCAAAGATCAGAGCTACTTTGGACAAACAAGTACAAAGGATAGCACCTGGAATTATCATCGTTGATTACATAAATCAAGTAAAGCGTTCTTCTGCTCCCTCTCGTGCAGGTCAGTACGATTGGACAGAGCAGATAGAAGTAAGCAAAGCACTCAAGTCGATGGCTCAGGAGTATGAAGTCCCTGTATTCTCTCCTTACCAGACGGATGCGACCGGAGAAGCCCGATTTGCCAAAGGCATACTCGATGCAGCAGATGCCGCGTATGCTCTTGAGACTTGGGATCAAGAAGATCAGTGCGTTACTTTTAACTGTGTAAAAATGCGATCAGCCTCCATGAAGTCCTTTACCTCCACAATGAACTGGGAAACTCTACAGATAGGCCCAGAAACCGCACTGTCCCCTAAAGAAAAAGAAGATGCGGACGTAAAAAGCGAAGAGAATATAGACGACATCTAAAAATATTTCTTGACACTTCTGTTATTTTTTAGTATAATATACTATTCAATAACAGGAGTAGTCATGTTAGTTTATACAAATACCGCTTACAGACCCCTCTCTCGTAATCGTAAAAAACTGCCAAAAAAGCCTCGCAGAGCCAAGCCTGTGTGGAAGCCTTATGTTCCTAGTAATAAGGTTTTTCGCCCGGATACTCCCAACTATCCGTCACGCACTAGTTTGGTTGGTAGTTGTGAGAAAGCAAACGACGATTACAAAAAAGAAATATCCAAGAATTATCCAGTAGCTCCTGCATACAACAAAGGAGCCTATCAGGTTATTTCAAACACAAACATTGAAGATATTGGCAAATGACAGTAGAAGAACTACTTAGTAGTAAGAAAATAACCTTTCAGCCAAAAGGTAAAGATTTTTTAGTTAGTTGTCTGAATCCAGATCATGCAGATAGAAATCCGAGTATGAGAGTGGATCAGATTACTGGAGTGTACAACTGCTTTTCATGTGGATTCAAAGGAAATGTATTTACTCTTTATGGTGAAAAGGTAAGTCAGTTACAAATACGCAGAGAACTTCTGAGAAGGAAAATTATCGAGAAACGTGCGGAGACTGTAGGCTTACCTTTTCCCTCCAATTCAGTTCCTTACATTGGCAATTGGAGACAAATCAAACCAGAAACATACAAACACTTTGAAGCCTTTCAAAATGGAAGCAGTGACCATGTGGGAAGAATCGTATTTCCCATTCGAGACATATCAGGAAAGATAGTAGCCTTCAACGGCAGACACACCACAGGCGGAGATCCTAAGTATAAAATTTCTCCTCCAGGTGCAAAGCTGCCTCTTTTTCCTGCAGTATCTGCACGGAACGGGAAAATAATGCTTGTCGAAGGCATCTATGATATGATAAACTTATATGATAAAGGAATAAAGAATGTAGCGTGTTGTTTTGGCACAAAGAACATTTCAGAAGATAAATTATCCTTGCTCAAGATGCAAGGAGCCACACAAGTAGACATCTTCTTTGATGGTGATGATGCAGGACAAAACGCTGCGGAAACAATAAAAGCTATGTGCGAGAAAGTTGGTCTCTTTTCCAGAAACGTATTTCTCAAGAATACTGACCCTGGAGCACTTAGCGAATCTCAGGTAAAGAAACTGGAGACTAAATTATATGGCTAGAGTTGCCTTAATAGAAACTAAACCAAGTAGAACAAACTATTCAAAAGAATTTGATAACGCTTTTGACTTCGAGCAGTTTCAACTCTGCTCAGACCCTACAATCAAAAAAGTCTTAAAACGAGACTGTGATCTTGATATTGATACTTCGCTGTACGACTGGATAATTCTGGTAGGTAGTGAAGCATTGAAATACTTTACAAAAATAACTTCTGTAACAGAATATTCTGGAAAGCTCGTAGAAGATAAATTCCTGCCTGTTATAAATCCATCAATGCTTGCCTTCAAACCAGAGGCTAGAAAGACTTGGGAAGATTCCAAAACAAACATCATTCAGTACATTAGCGGAGAAAAAGTGGACGCAGTGATAGATGACTCTATCGCTTTTGGTATACAAGACACGGAGACTGCTAATGAATTTCTTAGAAAAGCAATTGCACACGATAACGAATACATTGCACTTGACAGTGAAACTACTGGTCTATACCCTCGTGACGGGTATATGCTTGGTATTTCTCTATGCTACGATGGCAGCACTGCCGCCTATTTAGATACTTCTGTCTTTGATGAAACTACAGAAGATCTTATGCGAGAGCTGTTCGCCAAGAAAACTGTAGTATTTCACAATGCCAAATTCGATATCGCATTCTTTGAGTATCACTTCGATGTTAAATTTCCAAACTTCGAAGATACAATGCTGCTTCACTATTTGATAGATGAGAATCCGGGCACACACGGACTCAAGCAGCTTGCTATCAAGTACACTGATTATGGTGATTACGAGAAGCCAATGTATGATTGGATAGATCAGTATCGCAAAGAAAACAAAGTACTCAAGAATGACTTCTGCTGGGAATGGATTCCCTTTGACGTAATGAAAGTCTATGCAGCAATGGATGCTCTAGTTACTTTTATTATCTTTGAAAAGTTCAAGAAGATCAAGCAAAATCCTAAACTCAAAGCAGTTTATGATAACTTACTCATTCCAGGTACTCGATTCTTGATAGGTATTCAAGACAATGGTGTGCCTTTTGATGCAGAGCGTCTGTCATTTGCACAAGAACTCATGCAGCAAGATATAGACAAAGCAATTTCTACATTGTATGAAAATCCTGCAATAGAAAAATTCGAGGCTATAAATGGTAAAGACTTTAACCCTAATTCTACTGTGCAACTCCGTTCTCTTCTGTTTGACTTTCTTGGTCTTAACCCGGTTGGAAAAAAGACTGGAACAGGAGCAGACTCGACGGATGCAGAAGTACTCAACATACTTGCAAGAGAATCTGAAGTACCTGGACTTATCTTGGACATACGTCAAAAGTCCAAAATTAAAAATACTTACTTGGACAAGATCATACCACAGCTTGATAGAGACTCTCACCTCAGGACTGGATTTAATTTACATGGCACAACTAGCGGTCGGCTTAGCTCTAGCGGTAAGCTTAATATGCAGCAAATTCCTAGGGATAACCCTATAGTCAAAGGCTGCATCAAAGCATCTGAAGGTAACAAGATTGTTGCTATGGACTTGACTACTGCTGAGGTTTATGTTGCAGCTAAACTTGCACAGGATGAAGCACTCATGGATGTGTTTCGTTCTGGTGGAAACTTTCACAGTACAATTGCTAAGACTGTATTCAAGCTACCTTGTGCTGTAGAAGAAGTTGCAGATCTATACAGTACCGAACGTCAGGCTGCTAAAGCTGTTACCTTCGGCATTATGTATGGTGCGGGTGCTAAGAAGATTAGTGACGAAGTGACTAAAAGTTCTGGAACAATATTCACTAAGGGTGAAGCACAAGAAGTCATCACTGACTATTTCAACACTTTTCACAGCCTGAAAAAGTGGATTACTTACAATGAACGATTCATCGAACAGAATGGGTTTATCTACAGCTTTTTTGGTCGTAAACGGAGATTACACAATGTCCATTCCACGGATAAAGCTATCCGAAGCCATACGATTCGTTCTGGTCTCAACTTTTTGGTTCAGTCTACTGCTTCTGATATCAACCTTCTTGGTGCAATAGATGCTCACAACCACATAGAACAAAATGGTATCAAAGCAAAAATATTTGCACTTGTACACGACTCAATTCTTGCAGAAGTTGTTGAATCAGATATTGAAGATTACTGTGAGATACTAAAGCATTTTGTACAGTTAGATCGTGGTGTAAGTATTTCTGGCGCTCCAGTTGGATGTGACTTTGAGATAGGCGAAGACTACTCAATGGGTAAGTTTAGCAAACAATATGGTTCGAACAATTAAAAATCTATCTTCTATACAGTTTCCTGTCTATTTACTGCCTTCCTCTGATTGGGAGGTAGTAGATGGGCTTCTTTTCATGGAAGGAAAAATCTTAGATGATAGAAACATGGCTGGAGACAGTTTAGGAGTAAGAAGGCTTCAGACTGAGTTTGCTTTGTTTCCTCTGCCTACTCTTGTGTGGGATATTGTAGGAATAATCAAACAACGAACAAACTGTTTCATAGATAGTGCAGGAATTCCTTTTATCTATGAAAAAACAAAGACAGTGTCACTAAAGTACGAAAAAATAGTAAAAGTAGAAAGAAAAGGTATAGCAAGTATTATACGATTGCGTGGAGTAAAAAACGCATTAAAA